TCAAGACGGTGACATGCTGGTGCGTTACCACACAGATAAATCCAATAAATACGGGTTTTCAATTGAATTGATTGAAGCCGATGTTTTAGATATCACCCTTAATCAAACACTGCGCAATGGCAATCGCATTGTCATGGGGGTGGAGCTAAACAAGTTTAATCGCCGTGTGGCCTTTCATTTATTAACCAGTCATCCAGGTGACGATACCTGGGCTGCGGGTGGTCGCCGTTATGTTCGTGTAAGTGCGGATGAAATGGACTTGCTCTATCCGGTCTGGCGACCAGGCCAAAATCGTGGGGTGCCTTGGGCTCATGCCTCGTTACTTGAGATGTACCAGATTAACGGCATGCGCGATTCGCAACTAACAGCGGCCCGCATATCTGCCGCCAACATGGCGTTTTACGAGCGTGACCCTGAGCAAGAAGTATCTGATGAATTTGATGAAGAGGGCGACTTCTTACAAGAGCTAGAAGCCGGGCAAATGTCAGTGGTACCCGAAGGCTACCGCGTAAATCAAACAAACTTTAGCGGCCCTCAAGGTGGTGACTTCCAAAAGAATGCATTACGCGGCAGCTCGTCTGGCCTGGACGTGAATTACAACGTATTGGGTAATGACTACGAAGGGGTGAGTTTTTCAAGTTTACGCCAAGCTATTTTGGAAGATCGTGATGCCTGGAAGCGCAAGCAACGCTGGTTAATCGAACAGCAAGGCACCCCGGTTCATAAGCGCTTTGTAAGAAGCGCACTGCTTAAGAATACCTTGGGTGGATTAAAAGCCAGCGACTTGCACCGACTTTCAAAGCACAAATTGCACGGCCGCCGTTGGATGTGGGTGGACCCGCTTAAAGACGAAAAAGCATCAGGCGAGGCCATGGCCAATTTAACCACAAGCCCCATGCATGTCATGCGTGAAAAGGGCATAGATCCTGAAGACGTGGCGGCAGGCTGGGAAGAGTTTGGCACATTAATGCAGCCACACATGGACAAAATCCACATGCTTATGCCCAAGAGTGCACCAAAAGTACAGGCGCCTAAGTCACCCAAAAACGAGCAATAAAACTATCTAATAAAGGAGCAGGCCATGGCCAAAGCGCTTAATAAATTTCAGCAACACCTGCGTGACAACAAGGGCTTAGAGCCACAGGAAATGCGCGCCGAAATTGAATCGGTAGACGTAGAAAACCGCACGGCTACTTTCAGCTTCAGCTCAGAATTCGAAGGTGAGCGCTGGTGGGGTATAGAGATACTGGATCACAAGCCCACATCGGTGCGGCTAGATCGCATTAATAGCGGCGGTGCTTTCTTAATGGATCATGACCGCTGGGATCAGCGGGGTGTAGTAGAAAAAGCCTGGATAGATGGCAAGCGCGGTTTTTGTACTGTGCGCCTAAGCCAAAATCCCAAAGGTGAAGAACTTTGGACCGACATTAAAGACAAAATTCGCACCCAAGTCAGCGTGCGGTACGCCATACATGAGGCTGTTTTAGAAAAGAAAGTAGGCGACATGGAGTATTACCGTGTTACCGACTGGGAGCCCATGGAAATATCATCAGTTTCTATTGCGTTTGACCCCACTGTTGGGGTTGGGCGTAGTCAGGAAAAACAAACCTACCTACCCGTAAACCTTAGAGGAGCGCCAGAAATGGACCCAAAAGAGCTAGAGAACGATTTAGACCAGGGCCAGCGCTCTGATACCCCCGCAGCACCTAAGCCTGCGCCCGTGGCAGCCGCCCGTGCAGCAGTGGTGGTTGAAGAGTCTGTCCCTGTAGATGCGTCCCGCGAAATTGCCCAAATTGCTGAGCAATATGGTGCAACTGATATGGGCATGCGTTCAATCGCAACAGGCGATACGGTTGATCAGTTTAAAACCAAATTGCTTGACGCACATAAAGAGCGTGCAGCTTCACCCGATGCACAAACCACCATGGTGGACGTGGGCTTAACCGAAAAGCAACGCAGTGAATACAGCGTGTTAAACGTAGTGCGTGCATTGTCTACCGGCAATCTTGAAAAATACGCACCGTTTGAAGCTGAGGTGTCCCGCGCCATTGCCGAAAAACGCGATACCGAAGTGCGCGGTATATTGGTTCCTTATGATGTACTGGGTGCCGGTATTCGTCAGCAAGAAGTAGGTACCGCAGGTTTGGGCGGCAACCTGGTTGCTAACGAATTGCATACCGAACACTTTATTCAAGCCCTGCGTCAAGTATCCATGATGGGCCAGTTGGGTGTGCGCACCTTAACCGGTCTAGTGGGTAATTTTGATGCACCTAAACAAACCGGTACCTCTACCTTTTATTGGGTGAATGAGGACGCCGATGTCACAGACAGCGACTTGGATTTTGGTTTGGTGAGCATGACCCCTCGTACCGTAGCTGGTGCTGTGCCCATTACCCGTCGCTTGATGGTGCAAACCTCGGGTGAGATTGAAAGCATGGTGCGCACCGACTTGCTGCTAGGACTAGCTGAGGCGCTAGATAATGATGTGCTAGCAACAATATTGGCTACATCAGGCATTGGTGCTCAGGCATTTGGTACTCCGGGTGCCCCAACGTTTGCCGAAGTATTGGGCCTTGAAACCGATGTGGATGAAGCCAATGCCTTACGTGGCAATCCAGCTTACTTAATGCGCCCTAGCATGAAGACCAAGTTGCGAACCACTGTGAAAGCGGCAGGCACATCAGACTTTATTTTGGCTAATGGTGAAATTGATGGCATGCGCACCGCGTCTACCACGCAAATGACCGCCGCCAAGATTCTGTTTGGTGATTTCAGTCAGGCCATGATTGGCCTATGGGGTGCGGTTGATCTAACCGTTGATAAATCCACCAAGGCAAAATCTGGTGGTTCTGTATTACGTATCTTCCAGGATGCCGACACCATGGTACGCCATGCAGGTGCTTTCAGCCTAGGCCAGTAGTTGCTGCCAATCGGTTAACAAATGGCTAAAAAGGCGGCTTAGGCCGCCTTTTTATTGCCTGTAATAATCCAGTCATTATCGTAAATAGGAGCCAATCATGGCGACAAAAAAACAGTCTAAAACCGCAGTAGTTAAAGTAGTTCGTGGTTTCATGTACGCAGGTGCAATGGTGCCAGCTGTGCAGGGTAAAGATAAAAAAGAAGTGATCGTTGAAGCACCCCTGGGCTTGGCCCGTGAACTCATTGCCAACGGCAAGGCCGAAGCTGTGGATGGCAAGAAAAACTTTGACTTGCCCAAGCCCGAAGACAGCCTTGAAGATGAGTTAGACGGTAAATAAATATGAGCCTTGCCAATGATATGGCGTCAGATCTAGAGAATGTTTTTTTTACTGATTTTGGCGTTACTGCGTTGTTAAAGCGGGTAGCTGGTGGTGAAACAGAAATAGCCTGCATGATTGAAGCAGGCATCGATCGTTTCATTGGTGAGGCTTATATAAAACACAGTTGGGAGGTAACTGTGATGGTGACTGACCGTGTGAAAAAAGACGATACCCTGATGGTATTGAATGCCAGCAAAACCCAGGTGGCAAAATACATAGTGGGTGATCTCGTGTCTCGTGAAGGGGATACGGTAATTTTTGAAGCCAGCAAGAAAAAACTCCCATAGGTGGCTCCATGTCAAACCAAAGCCAGCTTAAATCAGTTGAACGGCGTTTAAATAAATTCATTAATAAAGATGTGCCGGCGGCGCAAGTAACCGCCACCAATAAAACGTTGGCCAAAGCAAAAACCAGAGTGGTTCGGGCCGTAGCGGTATCCGTAAACGTCAAGGTTGGGGTGGTGCGTAAACGTGTTTATATCGATAGGGCCAAAGGTACCAAAAAGGCCAAGTTTCATGTTTATAGGCGGGCAATTCCGCTAATTTCAATGAATGCCCGTCAAGTGAAAAAAGGGGTGCGGGCAGGCAAGCACTTCCGTTCGGGGGCGTTTATAGCAGATGGCTCAAAAGGCTATGGCAAAGGGGTCTTGAAAAAAAATCAGGTACTTCAGCGCAAGGGGCAGGGGCAGTATCCGCTTAAAGTGTTGACAATTCCCATTGCAAAACACGTTGATGAAATTACTCCCAAGGTCATTGGCCGGGTATTTAAATCAGACTTTGCGCGACTCTATGAACATGAGATCAAGCGCCGAGCCCAGCGAACATAACAGATTCAAAAGGTACTAAATGGACCTACAAATTTTAAGTGATTTGCGCACAGCTGTTCGTGACGCGCTAATTGATGCTTATGGCGGTGCACCAGTTTATACCGCAGAGATTACCAATCTTGATAATGGTGATGATGACAATATTGAGGAGTTTCTCACGGTGTTCCTGGGGGATGGTGAAGAGGATAGTGCAGGTGAAGACCTGGACGGTGAAACTTATCGATCTGATGCCCAGTTGACGGTGGGCTATTTCAATGAAGAGGGCCGGATTAATCAAAGTATTCTCGATGCCCAGGCCGGCACCATTCGGCCACAAATATTAGAGTTGCCATTTAATGGCGATATTACCCGAGCGGGTTGGCAGTACATTCCGCCTATTGATGGCGCAACTGCCGGTATTTATTTTCGCTTCAACGTTAGTTTCTCAAACTAAAAACACTAACCGATTTTATTTAATCAAAACAACAGGGGACTGTTATGAAAGGCCGTGGACTAAAACTTTTTGCAAAATTAACTACTGAAGATGATTTGTCTTGGGTTCGAATCAGCAAGGTAAAAACCTATTCGCCAGGTGAAGAAAGCGTGGCCACCAGTGAGAGTACCTACATCGATGCCGATGATGATTATATAGATCACACTCCGGGCCAAATTGATCCGGGTGAAGTCGCGTTTTCAGTTGAATATTTTCCTGCTGATTTAGGTCAAGTGCTGGTGGAGGGCAACCTAGCCAAAACACTTGATTTTAAAGTTCAGTGGAAAGATGGCAGCGGTGAAACGTATCAGGCCACGGTCACAAAACGTGGTATGGGTGAGCCTACTGATGAAGAGCTGATGCGTAGCTATTCAGCGAAGCGCAAGGGTGCTCCTGTACCGTTTGCAGCACCTTAAGGGGGAGCTTATGAGTTGGCAATTAATCATAATTCTTGCCCTGGGTGGTTTGGTCTTGGGCTGGTTTCTGGCCCATTTGGCCATGCGCCTCATTACCCGGTGGTCGGATTTTAAAAGCGAATGTGTGAACATTTCGGGGCGCTCGTTTGAGCTGGTTGAATTAACCGCTCAGCAACGGGTGGAGTATATGAGACGTTGCGCTGGCTTAAACTCTTCCGACGGTTACGAGCTAATACGGGACGATTTAGCCGTGAGTGCCGACCTCATTGCCCTGCATTTACGGCGGCTTATTTATCCTAATAAATGGGTTTTGTTTTGGGTGAAACGCCTATCTATTGAAACGATAGCCGAGCTATTTAAACGCTGTGTAACGTTAAGCAATATCCCGTTTGACATAAAAGAACAGGATGAAACGTTTGAAACGCTTACTGAAGCGGACCAAGGTGAAGACGATTGGGATTACCTTGATAGCGAAAAAAAGTCGAGTCCAGCTGTGCGCCAATAGGGTTTGAAAATACCCTAGCGTTACAGCTGGGTTTGGTAGATGTGCTGGCCATGTTACGAAAAATATCATGCGCCCAGCTTGATCAGTGGTACCTGTATTATCGCGCCCATCCGTGGGGGCCAGCAATAGACAGCTTTAGAAATGGTCAGCTTTGCGCGGCCACTTATAACAGCACGGGCCGTATGAAAACGGCTTTAAAACCCTCTGATTTTAACCCTCAATTGTAGTGAACTTTATGGCTGGCAAATTAGACCGCTATACCATCGTCATTGATGGTGATAACAAGAAGCTAGAGTTAGCAGCAAAGAACTCTGTGCGCGACATGGGGCGTTTAAACAAAGCAGCAAATGATGCCAATGGTGGGGTAAGTAAGTTAGCCACTGGGGTACGCAACGCTTCTAGTCACGTTGCAGCGTTTCAAGGTCCGTTAGGCGGTGTATCGGGCCGATTAGGTGCGCTGGCCACTATGATCACCAATATCAATCCCATTATGGTGGGGCTAGGATTGGCCGTAAGTGGTGTTACCTTATTTATGGTAAGCGCCATAAAAGAATACGACCAGTTTAATCTGCGTAATCAAAAAACCAGTGCGTTACTAAAAGCCACCGGCCATGCATCGGGCTTTACCGCTCGCCAGCTAGACATCATGGCCAAGGCCGTAGCACTCAATACGTTAGCCAGTGTCGAGGGTATTAAAGACACACAAAACGTTTTATTAACGTTTAAAGGAATTTCAAAAGACGCATTTAGTACCGCTATAGAGTTATCGCAAGACATGGCGGCGGTAATGGGTACCGATTCTAAAGCGGCTGCTTTGCAACTGGGTAAGGCATTAGAAAGTCCTACCCAAGGCATAAGTGCGTTGAAAAAAGCCGGGGTGTCGTTTACCCAGGCGCAGCGCGACATGATCCGCGACATGGAAAATGGCGGGCGTGTGGTTGATGCCCAGACTTACATTTTAGAAACCCTTAAAAATCAGATTGGCGGTACGGGTGCGGCTGAAGGTGATGGCACCGTAGTTGGTGCGATAGATTCCATGAGCCAGCATTGGCAGGCCATGAAAATCAATGTGGCCGATAGCACAGGTGCAGCCAATGCTGCGAGTGCATTTTTCAGTACGTTAAGTGATGGGTTGGCTCAGGTTAATAAAGATTTTTGGCCTGATGATGACAGTCGAATGCAAGAGCTTGCTGCAAAGCGCCTTGAATTAAGGAAGGAGCTTACAACCCTTGGAAGAGGTGAGCACACAGGTCTGTTTTCAATACTGGTGGGGTCTAATTCTGAATTTTTAAATGTGTCTCGTGCCCTCGATGCAACCACTAAAGAAATGCGAGAAATTCAAGCTCGTCGTAAAGAACAAATTCTCGAAGAGCAGGCGGCCGGTAAAGCCGCAGACGCCCACAATGCCGCCCGTGAAAAAGAGTTAGTAGCCGTAAAAGCCGCGGCCGATGCCAAAAAATTAGAGCGTATTTTCGCCCATGGTGCCGCTGCCGTTGCTGCTATGGACATGCAATTCGCCAATGAAGGTGAAAAAGCCCAATTAAACCTACAAAAAAACCTCGATCGCATTAAAGGTTGGCAAGTTAGCCAGCAAGAAATTGAAGCTCGTGGCTTTGAATCCATGGCCGAGCTTAAACAGTCTTATAGCGATATGGCCTACGAGCAGCTTGATGCTGACTTATTAAAAATTGAAGAGCGTCACGCTGCCAGTGAAGCTAAAAAAACCGCTCATCAAAGTGATGAGGCCAAAAAAAGAGCCGCTGCTGAAAGAGCCTCCCAAGCGGCGGCTTTGTCGGCATACCAGGGAACTAGTCAGCAATTTTTATCAGCTTTAGAAGATTCGGGGAAACAATCTAGCGGTATTTATAAAGCAGCTTTTGCAATTCAAAAGGCAGCGGCGATTCCGGGCATGATTGTTAGTACTGAAGAAGCGGCAACAAAGGCATTGGCGCTCGGCCCTATCGCTGGTCCAATTGCTTCCGGTGCCATTCGTGGTATGGGTTACGCCTCGATTGGATTGGTGGCCGGGCAAACCATTGCCGGTGCATTTGAAGACGGCGGCATCGTCGGTGGCTCTAGCTATAGCGGCGATAAATTAACCGCGTTTGTGAACAGTAGTGAGATGATTCTGAATGTTTCACAACAGAAAAAGCTTTTTGATATAGCCAATGGGATGTCTGTTGGGGGTGGCTCGGCAGTCACCGTTAACATCATCGAAGACGCCAGCCGGGCAGGCCAAGTACAAGAAGTCACCGGCCCCAATGGAGAGCAGATGATTGAAGCATTTGTGGCCAGTATCCAGCAGGGCGGTCCGGCTGCGGATGTAATGGAGCAAACCTATCGTTTACAAAGGGCGGGACGCTAATGGCTGAGATTACAGAGTACGCCTTTTGGCCTTCTAATTTGGGTTTTCCTCTTTTAAAGGGTTATAGCTACACCCCAAGCAATAACTTACTGCAAAGCGCTTTGGACAGTGGCGAGATGCGTGTGCGCAGGCGTTTTAAGAATATGCCGGGCACCGTCACCATAAACTTATTATTTAACAATGAGCAAGCCGCCTTGTTTGAGGGTTGGTTTCGCCATGTTATTAACGAGGGCACGGTATGGTTTTCCATGCCGATTAAAATGCCTGCGGGGGTGATTGTTCACCTTGCTCGTTTTAAATTACCCCATAAACCCATGAAAGCCATTGCCCATACCAAGTGGACTAAATCTATCACGCTGGAAGTAAAAGAGCGGGTGGTCATCGATGGTGAAAACACCGCTTTCCTGGAAGAATACAAATTGAGCGATGTCGAAGTCGCGGCGCTTATTGCATTAGAGGCATTATAAATATGACGACAGTAACGCAAGATATAAAAGCCTCCGTAGACACCATTAAAGAAAGCTCTCAGGTGGCGGCCAAATTCATTGACCCAGCTCAAACTGCTGATGTGCAAGGTTCGTCTGGTATTTTAAAGCCCTTGGCCGCTTTTGAAAAAGATGCCGATGATATTGTGATTAAGCTGGGCACTGATGTAGATGTTTTAACTGCCGCCGCCGATGTGGAAATTTCTCGCATTGGTACTTTTACAAAAGAGATCTTCACTCCAGCTAATATCTATACAGAAATAAAAATATATTTTGTTGATAGCGATATTGCTTATACCCCCATAGCTTTCCCTTTTACTGCCAGCGCCTTAATTCAAACCGATATTGATTCCGGTGCCTTGACAGTGATGCAGGGTTTAACCCGTAATGATTTAGGTCGCAAGGGTTCGGCCATACCCAAGGCGCGGGATACGATGTTGGTATTAGCCGACTTGGCCGCGATCATTAGCGAAGATTTAGAGGTTGGCCAGCAGGTTAAAGCGCAGGCGCTGCCAGCCGAATATTTAGTGGTGCCGACCGGCACGGGCTCAGCCAGCACAGGCCGTTATCATGATATGGGTAACGGCAACCAGCTTAAATTAGTGATTGAAGGGCAGGTGGATACCTGGGCGGAGTTGGAATTAACCGAGCCTCAATTTGATGGGCAGATTATTAAGTTGGTCGGCCACACTGTTGCCGGCCTTGGTGGCGGTACCGTTGTTGCGAAATACGCAAGTACTCGCACCAAAAATGGTGGCACGGTTGCCAAGTCACCGCTGGGTTTAACCTGGGAGCGTGAATTAAGCGGCCTGCCTGACCTTTATATGTTTGGTTGTCTTGGCGATGGCAGCGATGACAGTGTTGGGTTTCAAAATGCCGCCACCGCTGGCGATTTTCATATTCCAAAATGTGATGTTCATTGGTTGGTGGGCGGTATCACTGTGCCAAATGGCCGCATCATTACAGGCGACAGTTCCTATGTTTACACCGCTTTTTCTGTGTCTAATGTGGCTGGCCTGGGTGCCGTAGTTTATGACACCTCTAAAGGTACATTTATAAGCTGGGGTGCAAGCTGTGAGATCAGCCAATGCACTTTCCACGGCGTAGATCGCTCACGTCCATTCCAGGAAGGTTCAGGTGGTGGCCTTAAACTATACAAAGTCGCTGTTTTTCGGTGTGAAAAAGGCTTTGGCCGAACAGCCCATTACACGATGGGTAATTGTCGGTTATTGCTTTGCCATTTTTCAGGTAACACAACCGGTATTGCTGGCTTGGTTGATTCTCATGTTGCGTTTAACGAGGTGAATGCCAACGAGGGGTCAGGTATAAGAGCTTCGGCGGGTTGCAATGATACCGTTTACATGGATAACAAAGTGGAGTGGAATAATACCAAGGGTTATGAGTTCTATGGGAACCAGAGTTCAATCCAAATAATCGGCGGCATAGTTGATAGAAACGGTGAGGCGGGAATATCAGCCACTGGCTATGCTGGTGTATTGGTATTAGGTGTTAAGTTTAGACGGAATGGCCGCCTGTCCGAGCTAAACGCTGAGCAAAATGGTCATGTGGCTTTGCGTGGCGGCTCTCAAAAGTATTTTCGGCTGGTTAATTGTGATACGGCGGCGGGAACCGGGGACTCAGGTGAGGGCTATAATTCACCGGCTTATTCAATTGTGGCCAGTGACAGTGCGTCTGTACTGGGCTTGGTATCCGGTTGTGACTTAACCGGCGCGAATACGCAAGTTTTTAAGGTGCGCAACGGTGGCTCACTCTCGATTAATTCATTCATTGGAAATGATGTTGAGGGTATTGCGTATGGCAGTAGCGTAAATTTAGTTAGTGAGAGTGGTAATACCGGTATTCCCGAAGCGCAAGCAATCCCTGATTATGGTTCGATGATTTATCGGGGTGGCACTGGGAATATAGCAGCGGCAACCGATCTAATCCTAACCGGCCTTACGTCCGTAAATACTTATAGTCGCTATGCCTATGATATTCATCTTGTAACAAGAAACCCTGGCGACGATACCTATGCAATAGTGCAGGAAGCTAAATTGGTCGTGGTGCGTGGTGGCGGTAATACTAGGGTTGAAATTATCATGCTGCATGAGACTCATACAATGCTTGGGGTGACGGCGACTACCTCGGAAGCGGACGGGTCTGAAATTACTATAACGGTAACGCCAGACAGGTTATTGCAGGTAGTAATGATGGTAACGGTGGCGTACTGATTTATGTCTACTCTATTAAATACAGTTCACGCCAGTGCCCCCGCATCAGAAATTAAACTCCATACCCTTGAATTAACTAACGCCAGTTTTCCTAATGGTGCCTACCGTTGGGTGCAGGGATTTAATGATGAGTCTCTCACGCTTGAAAATGGCCAGGAGTTTACCTTTGAAGGTATGGGCTTTGGTGTGTCGTTAGCCGAGCGCTCATTGCGCGGCAACCAAGACATCCAATTCCAGATCGATAATGTAACCGGCGAGGCTTTGCGGGCCATCAATGATGTGATAGATAGCGGCGAAAAAATGCTGGTGGTATATCGCTGCTATTTAGATTCTAATCATTCTGCCCCGGCGCAGCCTGCCACCAGAATGACCGCCACGGGGGTTACCGCCGACTATAGGTCGGTGAATGTGATCGCCGACTTCCATGATTTTGTAAACCTCAAGTGGCCCGTCCAGCGCTACACGCCCACCCTTGCCCCTGGCTTAGCGGCCTAACTATGCAGATAGATGATTACTTTACTGTGCCATACATAGATGGCGGCAGGGATGTGTCTGTGGGTTTAGATTGCTGGGGTTTGGTGCGTCATGTTTTGCATGAGGTGTTTGAGTTGCCGCTGTTTAACGGTTTTGGCCGTGTGGATCGCCACCAAGCAGATGCCATTCATCAAGGGTTTAATGAATCAGAGTCGAGCTTTAGATTGTGCCCACCCAAGGCAGGAGCATTGGCCTGTTGTTTTATAAAACGTGGCGATGATTTTATTTTTCATCATGTGGGCGTATGCATAAGCGCAAGCGTTGTGTTGCACACGGCCAGCACCCATGGGGTGAAGTCTGTGCCGGTTAGGGCGTTTAAGCGCTTGGCACCGCTGGTTAAGTTTTATGAATTTGTGGGTAAGGATTGAATATGTCGGTTGAGATTCGAGTTTATCCAAATAAATTGGTGATGACTGAATACGAAAAATTAAGCTGTGATGCGGGTTTAAGTATTGAACAATGGCTGATTGATAACGTGCCATTGTATGAGCGCCTGCCGGTGCCGCTTTACAGCGTGCTTTTAAATGGC